TGTAAATCCACTCCCTCTGATAGGCCAGAGTCGTGTAGTAGATGGTCAGATTGGGATCTTGCTGATTCGTTGTAGCGAAGCCATTAGTCTGTATTAATGGGATGAACAGAGGGAGATTCTTACCGGGCCCGTTCATGGCAAACCGTATGATAGAATAATAGTACTGGCTGGCGTCTTTTACAATGGGCGAGTCTCTGGTCTCGTTGAACCGTACTATGTTGGGTCCGCCATTCGGCGTCTGAAGGTCGGCCGTCTGTGCAGAGATAAGCACGGCGTTATAGTAAATCAAATCTGTGTCGGATCCACCGTCAACAACGCTCTTGAAGGAATACGACATTCTATACTAGGGCTATTTAAAAAAATCACTTCCCCAGATCACGGTAGGTTGCTGCCACAACGAATTGGTCGGGAGTCATTCCGGTCTTGGAGATCATTTGACGATATCTCTGTATAGGATGTTTACTGTACAGTAATCTAGCGACACAGTGGCGTCCGCATGTATTTACATCGTCGGCCAGCTCTTGTAATTGGACCTTATTGAAAATAATTCTATGCCCGCTATTCTCTAAGAGATCCGATAATAGGGGCCGGTTCATGCGAAGTTGCTCCAGTTTAGACTTGGACAGACCGTCCTTCTGGGCATCCGGTGGTTCACCGTAGGGGTCAAAAAACTCTATCTCCCGTCCATTCTTTATCATTGCTGTCCAGTGCCCGGATTGTAGAGAGTCTTGTGGGAAAAAGATAATGGACCGGCCTCGTCCATCAAATAATTCACTAATGTGCCGAACTTGGGCAAGATCGGGGTAGGGTGTGATCTTGATTTGGCCCCCCAGTAGGTGTCGGATATCATCGTCTGATAGGGTGTACTGTTCGGCTTGATTCATTTCACCTTTCGAGAGGTCCATGCTATATTATTGGGCTATAATATAGCATGGATTCTGAGACAACTTCTATACTTGCTGTTATAGGTGTTGTAATTTCCGTGGGTGGATCTATTCTAAGTATAATTAATCACACACGGGTCCGGTCCATGTGCTGTGGCCAGAAACTGGAGGTCTCTCTCGACGTTGAGAAGACGACTCCTATTAAGCCCGCTGAGCCCGCCGAGCCTTAGGGCTATGGGGCCATGTTATACTGAACCAACATGCTGGCCCGCACCACGGTGAAATGACTGACCCCATCTGCCGTTGCTGTTAGGGTGACCGTTAATGTGTCGCCGGCTGTTATTCCTATGATCAATCCAGTGAGGACGCACGATGCTTTGTCTCCATTTCCCTCACTAGTTATATTTGCTATATCTAGCACCGTCGAACTGCCTCCATTTATTACATATTTTACATCCATGGAAAGGTTGTTATTACCACCCGATACCGATTGATAATTGATTGAAGCCGTGACGGTTGCACTACTCGTCAGTGAAGGGCTCACTGTTGATGTTAATAGGGTTGTCCCAGTGGTTGCTATAGGGGTCGATGATACCAACTGCGGGTTGTCAACTAGAATGGGGTCCTCCCATCTTGATATAGTTCCACTAGAAGCAAGCAGTTGCCCCGCTGTGCCCACTGAACCGTTGGCATCTTTAATGGTCTGTAGTGCTATTACATCGACATTATCTATAATATTCCCGGCTATATCGACAGTACTTGTCGCCGGGTATGTGCTCCATGTGCTGGGAGAACCGCCGCCTCCAGACTGCGGGTAGAGGAACCATACAAGAGATGGCTGCACGGTCGGGTCCGTCCCAGTATCAGACGTGGCCCCACAGCCATAGGCCAGATTATCGGACGCTATTACGTATAGGCCATAGATGTATGTAGTCCCAGCATCCCAGTTGCCGGCGAATCTAAGGAGGCCCGTTGGAAAGGATGTCATCTAGTATAATGAAATATTTAGTTAAGAACAAAACGGACTCCACTCGTCTGAGTATAAGGATTATTTCCAGTCGTGTATCCCATGGATAATACCCGCAGAAGGGGCCCAGCCGTCCAACCCGGTGCCGTCCCATTAATTCCCGTTATATTCATGGAAAGAATAGGCTGAGATGCATACGAAGAAGGTTGTGGAGAAATAGCCGTGTAAAATGCCGACGGAACGCCAGTAGCAGAAACGGGAGGAGTATTTACGGGTGGATTCCCTACTACCGTATAAAACATACCATTCCCAGTTCCACCTAGTCCGAAGCCAGAAAATATAACAGTTTGCCCGTTTGTATAAACACCAGTCGACGTCCAAGTTTGATAATTCGTCCCTTCAGACCAAGGATTAAAAGCGATTAAGGCATTCTGAAGTGGAATGTGATTGACATCTGGATAAAGATCATAGGGATCCCGTAGGCCCCAGTCTTGAATGTCTGGCTGCCCTACTCCAGACTGGTTTGTGATGCGGGGAGCATCATAGGCATATAATAGGTAGGTGAACCCGGCGTAGAGATTCGTGCCAGTCTGACCGCTATTCAGCCCTTGAGAATTACTATAGGCCCAGCGGGTGTTGTAGAAGGACGATGTTGGGGGGTTGGCATCATCGAACGAATAGAGATTTAGTGCTATAACCCCCGCCGTGTAAATATTTGTATTCACTGCGGGTTGAACAAGGGCCCATACGCTCTGAATTCGTTCTTGAGCGGGATTTGTACTGAATTTTTTATAAGGCAAGGGAGCGGCTGGAGCACCAAATCGTGGGTTATACATGAACCAGTTGAATCCAATATTAGTGCCCGGTTTTGTGTATAGCCAGCATGCTATTCCAAGAGGTGTCGTAGAAGATGTCGGTGCCGTCGCATCTGGAACTATTGCCGTCGGTGGTGTCAAGTCATTATTCGCCGCCAACTCGACTGTGTCTGAAGTGTGCGGGAGTGCTGGAATTATACCGAGTTTATTCTGCAATCCTTCAATATCAAGAATTGGATCCGTCTGTAGATCTATATTTGTGCCGCTGGGAGTTATAGTTATCGACCCATCTGGGCTTTGTAGTGTTAATGCCCCAGTAAGAGTCTCCAGCGAACTAACACCACCACCACCGCCTCCCGTCTGTGGGTAGGGGAACCATACAACAGATGGCTGCACAATCGGGTCCGTACCAATATCAGACGTGGCCCCACAGCCATAGGCCGTGTTATCGGACGCTATTACGTATAGGCCATAGATGTATGTAGTCCCAGCATCCCAGTCGCCGGCAAATCGTAGGAGGCCCGTTGGAAAGGATGTCATCTACTACTAGAGACAGATGTATTCCAGTCCGTTAACAAAAGATCATAAACCCAAGAAGCCCGTGACGGGCATACCAAAGGAGAAATTTAAGATCTCTCTTGCTACCACAAGAAAGGTCTTAAAAATAAAGGGGGTGTCCTTGGGCGAATCCGATATGAAATGGCTCAATGGATACATGGAAAATAAGGTCCGTGGGGAATGCCTCCCTCTGTCCTTCTGGTCCAACGACCTCCTTTCTGAATTACCCAAATGCCTAGGGTCCGAGGGGGCGACCAAATTCATCGATGCGATTAAAACAGCCTTCCATGCTCAGTGTCGGCCTATTCTCGAATCAGCATCCGAGCATGATGAGCCGCTACTATAAACTGTGGGAAATTCTTGTACACGCAAACCCACCGGCCTAATTTTCGAATATCTCTGACATCATCCTTTGACATTCCAACATGCGTCTTGAGGAGATAGCTGAGGGCGTGGAAGCTGGTTGCCATGGGGTAGAGGACGAGGTGTGTGGCTTCGTTGAGGAGAAGTCGGGTCTTCTTGTAGTTTGTGAGGTAATGAGAAAGGCAGAGCATAGTAGTACAAGTGTGGCGGCCCATAGTGGCAAGGTCATCTATCAATTTATGCACAACTTTCTCAGCCGGTCCCGTGAAGGTGTCATAGTCATCAAATATTACCATGCAATTCTTAAATTCATCTAGATCTGGGAAATCGTCTACTAGGCTCTGAATATTAATGCGCTTGGCTGGGGGCTTCATCTTATCCAGTGTGCCCGAGTCCTCGGCTAACTTACTAACCAGATATACCGACCGTTCGGGGAATAACTTCTGATAGTATTCACCTAGGCCCTTGGCGATGTAGGATTTACCAGATCCGGAGGCTCCGGCAATATAAAATACATCCCGTTTTTTTGGATCCGCTGATGGCAGTAATTCGAACGACCCACTTTCTAACGAGACGTCCTTGGACGCCGTCTCATCGGCAAGAATCCGCTCGTACAACTGCTTACCAATGGCTGCCTCTCCTATCAACTGGTCCACGTCCAGACCCTTGTCTCGGGCCTCTTCTAGACGGGCGATCATTTTGACCCGTTCCACTGGCTTCAGACCCCGCAGTTCCGTCGTGTAGTTGTTGGAATTAATAGGCTGGTGTTTCCTATTGCTTTTCTTCTCCCCCTCGTGTAAATATAGGATTTTTCCCTCTTCTTCACCGCCGCGGACGATCGCCACGGGCCGTGCACCCTTGTCGCAGTCGAAGGTTAGGGAGGGCATTTTCTACTATCGGGGAATATTTTTTAATAAACTGCGAAACACTATCGAACATCCCATAAAATCAGTGGTAAATTAAACTGATTTTGAGGTTTTTGGGGGTTGTTTACACCCCCTCTTTTGATGATTATTACGGTCTCAGACGGTTTTCTTACCAGCCTCCCCCAGAAGTTTAACGGTAGACTGATTTAAAATACGCTGTAAAATGAAAATTAGGCGGTAGACGTCTGCCTTGGGATTTTTCTTCTTGAGCATCGCCTCGATATTGCCTATTATGTCATGCTCCTCCTTGAGGATATCACGTAATTGGTAGAGATTACCCATGCGGGCCCTCATCTCGTCCAGCTGGTATCGTATATCCGCCAGAGGTTTGACGGGACGCTCCAGCAGCCCGTGGAGGACTTCTAGATCCCCTACTATCTGATACAGCCGGCCCAGATCCGAATTTAGTATAGGAACCAGATGGCGGATTGACTTCTCATTCTTGGTCACCTTGGCCAATGCGAACATCCTCTTGGCCCCTTTGAATGGGTTGGTGTGGCTGTAATAGAGGACGTCCTCCTTCAGCGAATTAATAATATTCATGGGTTTCTTGGTGATTAGACGCCCATTTTTGTAGAGATTATAAATGACCGAGAATTCAGTGAACCGATTATCGATGTTGGCTACCACGTCCACTTTTATTAGGCCGCCAGACATAATAGCATTTTCTAGACTGAACTCATGACCTCTATAGGTCTGGCGACCGTCTAGGATCTGGAAGGGTTTCCACCGTAATATATGGTACCGAATATCCTTCTTGGCCTCTAGGAATCCCATAGGCGTCGTGGCCGCCTCGAGGACCTTATTAGCACCTCGGGCCTCTTGGGGACTTATCACATTGGAACTGGCCAGACGATCAATAACCGTCTGGCTGCTCTTGATATTAAAATCGACTATCTTCTCGTCGTCCATATTTACATGGGCGTTGGGTGTGAAGGCATCCCACTGTGGCACCTCTCCACACTTGATATCCCCTATGAAACAGTCGGGAAGTACTCTTAGACGCTTTATGATAGACTGGAGACTCATTACGACCATCTTGGGCCCCTTTATATTGACCTTCTCTACGGCGTCATAGTCGGCCGAGTACTGTTGACTCCTAACACTCGAGGATCCCACTACTTGTAAACCACGGAGGCCGGTCATTGAAAGGGCCTCTAGGACGTCCAGAACTGACCTCGAGTAGTTCTCTGGAAACGACTTATTAGCCACTAGATCCATTCTAGAGTATAAAAGGATTTTAATGGATCAGTGGATGTCTAAATAATAATCTGAGGAACCACTATAAGTACAATGTCCACCGACTTCATTACCCAGCTATCTAATACCCTCAAGGAGAAGAAGGGTCTTGCCGAATCTACGGCAGACTCCTATCTCCGGACTCTGCTAATCCTCAACAACAAGACCCCCTTCAAGACATTATCTTTCCTTCGTAATAAAGCAGACATAGATGATAAAATCAGTAAGTATGCGGAATCAACTCAGAAGAGCATTTTGGCGGCTATTGTCTCTGTTCTCAGTCTATTCTCCGACAAGGCAACCTACAAGGGCGTATACAAGCACTATTTTGAACGCATGATGGCTAAGGCCAAGGACGTGAAGGAGGCCGAGACTGGAGATAAGACCGAGAAGCAGAAACAGAACTGGGTAGAGTGGAAGGATGTCATGGAGAAGTCCGTGGATCAACGCAAGAAACTGGTGGAACTCGCAGCGAAGAAGACTCTGACGGGCTCCGAGGCCGAACATCTATTACAGAGCATGGTCCTCAGCCTCTATGTCTGCATCCCTCCCCGGCGTAATCAAGACTATCTGAACATGATGGTTGTCAAGAAGTGGACTAACGATCTCCCGGCAAATATGAATTACCTCGATATCTCAACCGAGCAGTTCATCTTTAATAAATACAAGACGGCCAAGAAATACGGTATTCAGAATGTACCGGTCCCCCAAGAGCTGATGGATGTGCTAGTCGCCTATCTGAGGCACCACGCGATGTACAAACAGACCAAGGGTAAGGTCCCGGTGCCATTTCTGGTATCGCCCAAGGGGGAGCCCTTGACGGCTGTGAATAGCATCACGAGGATTCTGAATAAGATCTTTGGCAAGAAGGTCGGCAGCAGCATGTTGAG